GATGATACAAGACCTATACAAAGCAAAAAGGTCCTTGGAGTTGAAGTGGGAACAGGAGCATCTATCTAACGGTAGATATACTCTAGAGATGGTCAGAATTGATGACAAAGTTAAAGAAGTCATTACAAAGATCAAGCTGGAAGAAGCAGCAATTGCTCACAGACAGAATACTGTCGAAGGTTCTGCTCCACAAGTTTCAGTAGCTACTTAATAAAAAAGCTACATCGTTGAAAAATCATTTCACATTACAGGCTCTCTTGCGCTCTACTAAAAACTAGTATATAAATCAATCACTATACAATTAATTAGAATACTGACGAGTATAGTCGACGGCCTAGAGACAGTATTCGGAAAAACTAGGAGGATATAATTATGGCAAATACTACGTTCACAGGACCAGTACGATCAGAGAATGGTTTTGATGATATCATCAAAAACTCTAGCACTGGTGCTATAACAAGTGATATGAAACTGTCAACTTACAGCACATCAATTACGATTGCTGCATCAGGGACAGCTCACAAAGAAACATCAATTGCAATTCCATCAAACTTTATACCGATGGGAGTAGCAGTAACTATGACAGGTGCAACTGCAAACGCAGTTAACCTAGTTGACATTGGTACAGATGCAGATCCAGATGGATTTGTTGATGGTATTACTGTTGCTATGAACTCAACAGGTTTCAAAGGATTTTTTCCTTGCAACGGAGTTTTAGGAATGTCAGGTGGTACTACTACAGCCGCTACAGAAACAGCAGACGAAGTTGAAGTTACAATTTCAGGAACAGCTGGAGCTGGTGGTGTTTTAGCACTTAAGTTTTTTGGTTTATCATCAAATTCACCAACTGCTTAATAACTAATTAAGTGTGGGCTTCGGCCCACACAAAATTTAACAGGAGAAAAAATGGCATCATACTCAAGTGATCAACAGGTAGCCCACGCAACAGGAGACGCACAAATGGTTCCTACAGGACAAAGAGCTAGAATAACTGGTATTCAAGCTGAAGGAGCTGCTAGTTCTACTATAATTTTTAAATCTGGTGGATCTGGTGGAACTGCAGTAGCTACATTTAAATTTGGAACTGAAGGAATAGATTTTTATGTTCCTGGTTCTGGAATTTTATTTGAAGAAGGAATTTATTTAGATTTAACTGCAACACCTGGTGTTACTATAACATTTACGTAGGATTAAATTGTGGCTACAATAACTTACACAGTAACCGTAGCAACGGGAACTAATCAATATGGTACCGGTAATAAATATTATATTAACGGAGAGGCTAATGTTGTCTTGTATTTACAAGAAGGCAATACTTACATCTTTGACCAATCAGATAGTACAAACCTAACCCATCAATTAGCTTTTTCAACTACTGCTAATGGTACACACGCAACACCAGCTGGTACAGCTTATACAACAGGTGTAACTACAGCCGGAGTTCCAGGTAATGCAGGTGCAAGTGTAACTATTAATGTTGCACCTGTTAGAACTACAGGCGCTCCATTATTATTTTATTATTGTACTGCTCATAGTGGTATGGGTAATACTGCACAAACTATTTCACCTACTTCAGAAACTACAGAATTTAACCCACAAATAGATGAGGTTATAGAAGAAGCATTTGAGAGAACAGGTATGAGAGGAACTAGAACAGGTTATCAATTAAGATCTGCAAGACGTTCTTTAAACATAATGTTTCAAGAATGGGGTAATAGAGGTGTTCATTTATGGAAAGTAAAATTAGCTAAAGTACCACTAGTCGAAGGACAAGCAGAATATAATTTTGCATCTGATTCAGAAAATTTTCCTGATGATATAGATACAGTTTTAGAAGCATATTACAGAAATAATTCTACTACAACTGCACCAGTAGATGTAGCACTTACAAAAATTGATAGATCAACATATTCACAAACACCAAACAAATTAGCTAAAGGTACACCTTCACAATATTATGTAGAAAGAAAATTAAACCCAAGTGTATTTTTATATACAACACCAAGTTCAAGTGTATCAAGTACAACTACACCAACTAGTTTTCAATTTTGTTTTTATTATTTATCTAAAATTCAAGATGTTGGAGATTACAATAATACATCAGATGTAGTAAATAGATTCTACCCTTGTATGATGTCTGGATTAGCTTACTATTTAAGTTTAAAATATTCACCAGATAGAAGTCAAGAATTGGAAAGAAGATATGAAAGTGAATTGTTAAGAGCACTTGATGCAGACAATCAAGGAACATCTACTTTTATTTCACCACAAACATTTTATGGAGATGGAGTATAATGGGTAAGTACGCATCAGGTAAACACGCATTAGCAATTTCTGATAGATCCGGTATGGCATTTCCTTATGATGAAATGGTAAGAGAATGGAATGGATTTTTAGTTCACACTTCAGAGTATGAACCAAAGCAACCACAACTTGAACCAAAACCAGTTGGATCAGATGCACAAGCTTTATATAATCCAAGACCACAACCAGCATCTAAAACAAGTTTAATTTTATTAAATCCAAATCCATTTACGACTATAATTTATAGTGGTGTAGTTTATTTAAATGTTTTTTCAGAAGATCATCAAAGAAAAGCTGGAGACATTGTAAGATTTAGAGGACCACCTGTTGTAACTTCTGCTGGACCTGGTGGTGATAATTCAGATGATTTAAAAAATTTACAATCGTTTGCTAACATTCCTTTATTTGCTAATATGAATGATCGTGGAGGTGGAACTGGAAGTATAATTAATGAAAGCACTGGTTTTACAATTTCATTAGGACAAATAGATACTGCGGGAAATGTAACAGGAGCAACAACAACCGATTCTTTAACACAACCAATTAATTATTTTTATGTAACTTTAGGATCAGTAGGTAGTGTTTCAGCTGGATTGCCATTAGGTACATTGAGTGGTATATCAGGTGGTGGAGCAAACTGTTCAGCAGGACCAGTAACACTTGAGGTAGTAAACGGATAATGGCATACACTTTAGACAATTTAAGAACTGATATTAGAAACTACACAGAAGTTAGTAGCACAGTTTTATCTGATTCTGTTTTAGGAACAATTATAAAAAATGCAGAAAACAAAATTACAAGAGCAATAGACACAGATCAAAATGTATTCTATGCAACATCAAATGCTATTGTTGGAAACAGATATGTAACTATTCCATCTGATTTAAGAGCAATTAGATATGTACAATTTAAAGACCAGGCTGGAAATCAATTTTATTTAGAACAAAGAGACACTAGTTTTATGGCAGAATACTATTCTACACCTGGAACACAAGCTGTAGATATTCCAAAATACTATGCAAACTGGGATGAAACTTTTTGGGTGGTGGCCCCAACGCCTGATAAAACTTACGAAATTACACTAGCTTATGATAAAGAGCCAGATTCTATTACAGACACAACTTCAAGTCCCGCTCCGGCTACAACTGGAACTTATCTGTCAAACAAATATCAAGATTTACTTTTGTACGCTTGTCTGGTAAATGCATATGGATACTTGAAAGGTCCGCAGGATATGTTACAATACTATCAAGCGCAATATAATGAAGCTTTAGAATCGTATGCTATCGAGCAAATCGGTACAAGACGCAGAGACGAATATCAAGATGGTGAAGTTCGTGCTCAACTAAACGTAAAACCACCATCAAGTAATTAAGGAGATAAAATAATATGGCAAATATAATACCTTTTAGTTTTAGAGGTGCACTCTTTTCTGGACAACACGATTTTCAGAATTCAGGAGGAAACACTTTTAAACTGTCTCTGTATGTTGGAAGTGGATCTTTTCCATACACAACAGCAAGTACTGTATATTCAGCTACTGACGAAGTAAGTTCAGGTGGAGGTTCTAACTATGCGGTTAAAACTTTGACTAACAACGGAGTTGCTTCAGGTACGGCGGTTGCTTCAGTTGACTTTGCAAACGTAACTTGGTCAAGTGCAACTTTTACTGCAGCTTATGCAGCAATATACAATTCGGATACAGTTGATAGTACAGCAAATAGACTAGTAGTGGTTTTAGATTTTGGTGGAGCAAAGACAGCAACGAATGGTGATTTCACTATTACGTTCCCTGATCCGACTACACCTGCTAATGCAATTATTAGTATGAGTTAAGGAAAAAATTTATGGCGTTAGTAATAAATGACAGAGTAAAAGAAACTAGTACTACTACAGGTACAGGCACATTAAATCTTGCCGGTGCTTCAAGTGGTTTTGTAACTTTTGTTGCAGGGATTGGTAATAGTAATACAACTTATTATGCAATTCACGAACAAGGCACAGCAAATTTTGAAATAGGTATTGGAACAGTAACTGATGCAACACCTGACACTCTTGCAAGAACTACAGTTTTAAATAATTCTTTAGGAACTACAGCTAAAATTAATTTTTCAGGCACTTTAGATGTATTTTGTACAATGCCTGCAAGTAAAACGGTTTACCTAGATTCAACAGGTACACCAGTAGGAGCAGCGTCAGCTGGCTTTGCATTAGCAATGGCGGTTGCATTATAAATAGGAAAAAAATATGGCACAAGATTTTAGAAACGTATTAGTTAGAACAATTGGAACAGGTGATACTACTTTATTAGC